GCAGTAAATGTGTCCTGCTGGTCTGGCGAATCCCATAGGACATCTGCATTCTCCCAAAGAAGATCTGATGTCCATGTTGCAGTGCCAACGACAACTTCGAAAGTAAGTCCAGTGCTGACATTTTTATTGTGGATACGAAACGCACTAGACCCAGCCCCAAAGCTAATACTTGTAGATGCATTTCTGTAAACTGCATCGTATTGCTTGCCTTCGATTTGTCCCTCGATATTGGCATGGATTGTAAAAAATTTGAATTCACTGGTGCTAGTACCTACTTTTAATTTAAAGATTCTAAATTCTACTTTTTTTTTTAAGTCGAATGCTATATCAACATCGACTCCTCTATGATACAAAGTAGCTATTTTTTCATCTGTGGGTTCTGTATGAACATTACCCTTAACTGTTATCCTCCTATAAGGCTCAGAATAGATTGTACCTGCCTGTCCACGATCCTGCTGATGGTTCAGCTTATCTACTTCCCTAACGAGCAAATCTAGTGCTTGTAGGTCTTGTAATTGTGCTTTCTCATGCTGACCATCTGCGACCAGAAATGATCGATAAGCATATGCTTTTATTGCAGGAGCCAAGAAATTTAGAACAGGATTGTCTGGAGTGTTTTCAGAATATTCTGGTGCTTCTTTACGATAACGCATCCAGATAAAATTAACTGTCTCTGGAGTCTGCACATATATACCATCTGAACCTTCCACCCAGTTCAGTGGTTCAGTCTCCTCATACCTTGGATCTTCAGTGTGTGCTGAGATCATTGTGCCAATGACATTCATACCTGCTTGATCGTATTCTATTACACGCTCAAACTTAGTATCAATTTCCATAAAATAATGTGCATCTAATGGAGTTAATCCATCCACTAAATAATTAACTCCTCTTAGTTTGCTATCTGTTGAATAATCTAATTGGCGAATGCAAAGATAGGTTTTTCCTTCGTATTCTATTTTAGCACCTACATAGTAAATGCCATCCTCTCTCCACTCCTCATTTACATCAAAATCACCTATCTCATGCCATACAAATTCGTCTCTTGGGTTTTCGCTTTGTGACCAACGAGAGTTTAAAAATTCAAAATAATTTTGTTGTTGTTCCCAGTCACCTTCTGAGTTGTCACCCCATTTTCTCCAGTATCTTCCTTTATAGAAAACTTCGTCTCCGATTTTGTAATTCTGCCCTTCATCGTATTCTGGTTTAAAGTAGCGTATCTCTGTGATAGTAGACTCTGGCCATGGGTAGTAATCCCATACATATTTTGTCGCATCATTTACATATTCACTGATCATTACTTTCTCATGGGAAAGCAGGTTGTTAGGATCTATGCCAGCAATGGCCGCAATACCTCTCTCGATGCGTGAGTAGGGTATGCTCCTCATTTAAACAACAACTCTATCTGATCGTGATTTAACTGTTACAAGATCTCCATGTCGTTTATCAATCCACTTGAGAAACTCTTTGTCTGTCCAGCAATCGTAAGTGCGTAGCTTTCTTCCCCAAAAATGATATACCTCTTGGCAAATTTTAAATTTTAACCTGCCAAAAGGTAAATCTTTTCTCTCTCCACCACTTACACGCTTTTCAGCTTGCATCAGTTTTCTTTGTTCATCCTCTGCCCTCTCCAGTTCCGCTTTGTAATCGTCTGCGAGTATACCCCAAAACTCTGTAGTGACATCTGTGCCATCTACGACAAATTTTTCGTTAGCAGGTAACATGGAGAGGGAGATGAATGAACAACAATAAGTATTAGCTCAATGTGTACTTACCATGATCTAATCCACCAGAGTAAGATTTTAAGCTAAATACAGATTCAATAATTGAGCGAGGGCCTCCTCCAAGATCTGGAAGTTCACGAACGCTGGTTTCTTCAGCAAATGATGCTTCAAGCTGAGACATGTTCAAAATAAACAAGGTCTTTTGCCCTTTAGTTGCATCATATGCACCACTACTCCGAGCGTCTTGTTCAAGAAAGCTCGATAAATTAAGCGCCACTGTTCCAAAATCAGTCTCGATGATATCAACTGCGGTAGACAAACGATTGTCATCAGTGTCACGATTAGAAACAACTAAGTTGTTTGTGCGTGGAGTAAACAATGTAAACTCACTGATGGTTTTCTTCATAGTGGTTCCGCAAAGACCATAAAAAGTCTTATCAGATTCACCAGTCTGCTCGTAGATTGATTGAAGGATTCCACGAAGATCTTCTTCTACTGCGTTAGATGCAGTAACTGTTTTTATAGAACCAGAAGGTGTGCGGAAATCCGCAGGTACTGGAAGTGTGCTTTGTGGAGCATTATCAATCCATCTACCAAGACCTCTGGTCTGATATGGAGCGTTTGCAGTCTCCTGTGCAGTCTCTTGAGAAGAGCAAAGCGTGGCCTCAATATCCCTTTTGTGACTTACGAGGGCCTTCGCAATCGAGTTGGCCATCTCTTTTTTGTAACCGACTCCGGCCAAATCTGAGACCATATTAGCCAAGCGAGAAACTTTAGGTACTCGTCTGGTGTATTGAAGATAAACAGAACATTTTGTACGATCATCGTAATTCTCGAAATCGTTAGCATCGATGTCTGCTCCATCCAATGGAAGGTTGTCAGATATGCCACTTGTGTAAGTTGCAGTCTGTACTAAATTTGCTTTGTGCTGATCCAGAGGCCATTCCACAAATGAGTTTTTAGGTGCAGAACCTTTCTTTACCGCACTCATAAATGGTGTACTCTTATTGTCCACTATTGTCATAAGATCGGACAATGATTCTCTTTTTAAACTTTGACTTCTTTCTACAATTCCTGCCATGATTTTTTCCCCCTAATTTTTTTTATAATAACTGTTCAATATAACTGGCCGCATCTTCTCTAGTGCCAGACATTGCCTGTTGCAGGAGGGACTTTTTATCAGTTGATTTCTTCTTAACTACACTGGGTTTTGCTCTAGATGGAACTGGTGCTTTAGGAGCAGGAGCAGGTGTGCTTTTCTTTGTAGCATTCTGCCTTGCTTGTACTGCCTTAATTCCCTCCATCGCATATGCCATAGTAATTACAGAAACTGGATCCTTATCGTAATAATCTTTAATGAATTGGTTCTTAGATAACACATTTTGCATATCGATCATTTCTTTGCTGGCTTTATCATTCATCCAAGGAAACATCTGGTATGCATTTTTCGTGTACTCGTCTCTTTGTCTTAATCGATCACGAGTAATTGGTATGTTTTTTCGCAGATCTCTGTCTGTTTCCACTGCAAGTCTTCTCGCAGATTCGTAATCAACATCGTGTTCTGCTCCAGTGATGTCTTGGTATTCTCCACCATCTGGATTTTGTAACAACCATTCTCGCAAGTGTTCAGCTTCAGCTTCTCTGGCATCTAAGTCTTTTGATGTCTTTATAGAATCAAATTTATTTAGACCTTTCTGCTCCACTTGTGTGGTGCGTGTCTCTTGATTCTTAGAATCTTCTAACTCTGCCTTTAGTTTTTCAACTTCTGCTTGTGCTTCGTTTCTTGCCTCGACTAATTTACCAATTCTTTTCTTTACACCTTCAGATTCTTTAGGTTCCTCTGGCTCAGATTCCTCTGCCTCCAGTGATACCATTTCATTAGTTTCCTCAACTGGTTCCTCAACTGGTTCCTCAACTGGTTCCTCAATAGGTTCCTCTGCGACTGGTTCTGTCTGCTCTTCAACTTCTTCAGTTGACTGAGTAGATGGACTTTCAAAGATCGAAGTTTCAATTCCAGCGGCCTCGGCAATATCACCTATGCTCACTATGTTGGAACTGGACTCTTCTGGTTGACTTTCTTCTGCTATTTCGGGAGCGACCCTTTCTTGATCTGCCATATTTAGGTTCTTTGACGATGGAACTGTACTCACACATTGCCCAGTGTGGATGGGTCTTGTTAAATCAAACGACCCCTCAACTAGATGGTTGTCAACCTGCCTTGCCCTAGTTCTGCCTAGTGCTACTTAATGAACCTATACCAGATACTTCTGGTTAATTGTTTTTGCTCCTCATTCCACTTCGATCCTTTATAAACTTCTAGCTTACCACTCTTAATCAATTCCTTTAATAACTGATGGCATCTAGTAATTCCAAATCCAGTTTCCTTGCGAAAGTCTCTTGTCGTAAACCAGTCATCACCCTTTGGTGCATTCTCGTTTACAGTCTTTACCTGCTCTAATTTCTTTGCCCAGTTTATTGCCATATGTACTCACCATCGAATTTTTTAGCGATATAAACCTGCCAACTTTTGTTGGAGTAATATCCATAAACCCAACCAGTCTCATGTGCCAAGCGATTTACTTTTGCACGATTCCAACCCATTTCAGTTCTGGTCAAGCATCCTGCTGAAATAGCAGATCCACCTTTGTGCCTTGGGACTGAGAACATTTGTATTGAATGTATGTGACCATGCACACAACATCCTCCCTGTTTTGCAAATGTTAGGGCATGTTGTTTACAAGCTGAGACTGCACCATGAAAGTAACCATGCACAAATGTCATTATTCCTAACTCCAGTACACCCTTATCCACATTGTAAGGTAGCATCTTGCACTTTAGCTTTCTGCATTTAGCAGTGATATCTTTAATGCCACTACGCGCGGTATCGCGTACAATTCCAATAGAATGTTTTTCAGCAGTTTGCCAAAGTCTATCATCATGGTTGCCAAGCAGGAAATAGTGAGGTTCCCAATTCCCTAGAAACTCCATACCTGCTTCGACATCTGCTTCCATCGATGCATTTTTCTCAGCAACATCTGCACCTCTCATAAGTGGTGAGAAGTCGAAAAGGTCTCCACCAAATATTTTTACATCTGGTTTAAACTCTTCTGTAAATTTATAGAGTCCAGCAACTGCATCTGGATCCTGCATATCTCCATGCAAGTCTGATGCGAAGATAAAAGATTTCATACCTAATAGGCACTCTTCTTACATTTGCCTTTGCAACCTAGCTTGCAAGATCTACCAGTGCTTGGACAGGTCTTTGCAGGTTTTCCTTTTTTCTGTTTTGTTCTTGGCATTACTTTTTCTTTTTAACTTTTACGCACTTGTCTCGACCATTACTGGTTCCAGCATATCTATAACCTTTCCAACATGCTTTACCATCTGTCCCTTTTTTCTTTTTATTCTTCTTCCTCAGCATCTTCGTCTTCTCCAAAATCTATATCACAATCAAATGCGACAACCTCTTCTTCAAGCCACTCGTCAACATCATCTTTTGCGATTTCTGCAATTCTAACATCATCGATATCTGATTCCTCAATCCATCGATTTAGTAATTCCCTGTGAGCATTTTTAAATTGTTGCTCTGGAGTTTCCTTAATTCTTTTTCCTTTGGGCATCTATTCGATTTTTTAAATTACTAAGGGCATCTACTCTTCCACCAGCATGTGCATATTTAGTCGCATCATTCTTAGGATCTGAAACATCATTTACTGCATCCAGAAGTAAATTATCAATGATGGTATCCAGTGCTTGCCAGATCTTCGCATCATCACCTTGCTCTAGAAATACTCTACGCACCTCTTCTGAGGACATAGGTACTGGGTACTTAACCAGTTTAGCTTTTCTTGATCCAAACATTAGTATCCTTGTCCCATAACTGGTTTAACCCCTACCCTACCTATTTGTGCGTTTTGTTGTTGCTGAATACCAAACTGCAAGAACTTCATTCTATTCTCTGCTAGTTGCTTAACCAATGGTTTCTCCTGCATCTTCTTTTGTAGTTCCTGTGAAGTCTGCAAAATCTGCTGGGCAGTTTGTTGTCTTAGCTCAAAGTTAATTCCTTGTTTTGGAAGTGGCTCAATCTCATTGATGATTTTAACCCAACTATTCTGTTCATCATCAATCTCTTTTTGTTGAGCAGTTTGCTTATCCATTATTACCTGCTTTGCCAGCATTGGATCAATAGACTCAGCAATGATTTCCAGTAACTTGTTTCTGTCTAATGCACCAGTCACATCAAACTGGGTTAACTTGGTTACCGCATCCAATTTCTTCTCCATGAACTCTGGGTTCAAAGTGTCTACAGAAAAACGCAAAGATAGGTCATATCTACCTTCTATATCTTCTTGATTCATCTGGATCTCTTCAACAGGGCCACCTGTGATTCTGGCAACAAATTCTGGTGGAAGATATTGCTGGCAGAGACTAAGTGCTTGCCCTAATGCTTCCCTCCATGAGTCCAGCCAGCGATTCACAACGCATTGCTGATACATCTGCCTAGACTCTGGTTTCATTGGATCTCCAAAATATTTGACTGCATCTATTTCAGCGGCCTGTTCTGCCTCGATGGATCCTTGTGAGATCTGTGGTGGATTCAACCAAGATATATCATCTGGTCTAGAAATAGTAAGTTGGCTTGCAGGTGCTACCAATAAATTTAGTCCTCCTCTGCGAGCATTAACCAAGAGTGGTGGAATAACGCTTATTTGACTAGCATCATTTCTTAAATCTCTTTGTACTTTTGCCTCATACTGATTTGTGGCAACCAGTTCTGGTATACCTCTGGAATCAAATATAGATCTACTTAGTCTTTCCCTGCTAAAGAGAACAAATGGCATCTGATTATGACCATATTCTAGGATCTCATGCTTGCCATATAAGTCTGGCACATGACCAGAGAATGCAGTGCAGTAAATTGCTGGCACATTAGTGTCTTCATCATAGTGCCTTTGGTATGCATAAAATATCTCGTATAGGTCATTAAAGTCACCTTCTACACCCTTACCAGTGACATTTACACCTATCTGGATAGGACTTCGGTAATCATATTCTGCGACTCCAGATTGACCTTCTGTTTTCTCCAGAACTGCATCCACAAAGTCTGGATCGAATCCTTCTGTGTTTATTTTTTCTCGTAGCTCAGTTTCACTTAACCACTCTCTTCGCATGATGACTCTTGCACGATCTAGCTCAGTGCAATTTGCATCTATAAAAACATCATCATAAAGTCTGTGGGCAACAAACCTTGGTCTGTTCTCATGGATTGCTGGTGTAGGCAATTTTGTCTGTCCAGTTTCACGAAATTCTTTAAGACCTTTTTTTAGTACCTTTTCTGATACTCCCACAAACACCTGTGCCATAATCGCCAGTGCTTGCTCTTCCATATCTGGATCCTGCAACACTCCAAGGATTTGCTCAACTGCCTGTTGATCGCCTCCCTGCTCAGTCACCATCTGTACGACATCTTGGACATTTAAATCCTTCATCCGCATGATAGTTTCCTGTTGCCAATAAACTCCAAGAATACCAATGGCTGGAGATCCAGAATATAATTCTTGGGCAAGGATCTCTACTTCCCTACGCAATTCTGGTAACATTCTTTGCTCCACGAAATAGGCAAGCGTATCTCTCCAGTATGATGCTTTCTTCTGGTCAGATGTCTCTAGACCTGTGACAGACAAATTAGATCGAAAGAATGCCTCTAGAGACAATTGTACATGCTCATTGATGATTCTATCTGCTAGACGATACTGGACATCAGAAGCACCTTCCCAAGGCACTGGTCTGTATCCTAGTTGATCCTCATGCTTTCTTCCAGAGTCTGATTGCCCTTCCCATCGTGCATAACGCACATCATCGTAATCATCTCTTCTTCGTAAATTCCTACCTGCATCTTCAAGGATATCAGCAAGTTCTGCTTGGAGATCTGCAACATCTGGCTCAGTTGTTGCCTTGTTTTTTTCGGAATCGTATTGTTTCCTCATGCCACTTCCTTGAGAAAAGTTTTTTCCAGTTCTTCTTTAACAAAGAACGCTCTTGCTTTTTCTCGGAAATAACGAGGCTTAATTACACCTTCTGTAATGAGGTTCGCTAATTCTTCCTTGGTTAAACCTAACCAAGTTAAAACTTCCCCCCTTCTTAGTAATGCCTTTTTAGGACTATTTCCACCAAACATTTAGGAAATAACCCTTTGAAAAGACCTTCGTCAACTCTTTTTCTTTATCTCTTTACGAACCCACATATCCAATATTTGCCCAGTAGGTGTAGATTGCTCTTCAAACCAGTCTTTGGTTTCTGGTGCAACTTTAGTATTGAGGTTTACCCTTCTAAGTTCTGTGGGCAATTTAGGTCTGCCATGCTGGTTGTCACGCTTTCCACCCCAACCTAACTTGGCTTTGTCTTGTTCAGTCATGGTGATCATTATGAATCTTGCATTTCGATATGCAAACAAGAAATTATCTGGTTCTTAGAATCGATAAAAGCAAGGGATCCACGATCCAACTCAGTGCATAATTCCAGAACACAAGGATCTTGAAGACCTAACTCTGTAGGCACATCCAAGATCTCGCAGACCCTATTGAGTATCTGTATCTGTAGTTCTGTCATTAGTCTTTTCTATTAATTGATTTAGTTCTGGTAAGGTCATATCCAAAAAGGATTTATTCCTTTGGTCACTTTCCCAATTGCGAATAAAAGATTCCTGTTTAGCAAAATCCTCTTCTTCTTCTGGTGAGTTTGGTAAATGTGGATAATCCATCATAGCAACATGTCTAGGATGACTGCAAGCCAACCAATTGATAATAAAATGATTGCTGGGTTCATTAGTCTATCCATCTTGCGTCTCCTTGAAGTAGAACTGCATTGCCTTTAATTCCATATGGATATGTCAAATTAGACATATGACTAGCAATGTAAGTTGCATACTCATTGAGTGGTAAACCTTTAAGGAGTCCCTCTTCGTTAACTAATAGTTGGTCTCCACTGGTAAGTTCAATGAGTTCTACGAATCCTCCGACTAGTTCTTGAGCCTTTTCAAGACTGGGTCTCTCGTCTTCAATTGTAGTAAATTTTGGTGGGTAATTTTTTAGTTTCATAATTTTATTATTTGATTTTGGCATTTCGTTTTGCGTGAAGCAAGTATTAAAATAATTAGATTGCTTTGGACAAATAACCCCACTCGAT